GATTTGAAATCAAACTGATATTGACAACGGGATTTTAATGCTGGTAGAATCTTGTGAATATAGTTACATGTTAGTATAAATTTAGCATTGTCTACATAATCTTCCAACAGAACACGCAATGAAGCTTGTGCGTTCTTTGATAGATAGTCACACTCTTCTAGTTGAACAACACGAAATTCACCATCAGGTATGACAGAAACAAAAGCAATAACTTTGCTTCGTATAACTTCAATAGAGGTTTCATCAGAACAGTTGATTTTCAAAACATCTGATGGTAGAACTTTAAGTTCCTTCACCAACACATGTGAAAGACTCGTTTTACCTGTACCTTGAATACCAGAAAATAGAGCATGACCTACCATACGTTCAGTAATGATAGATTCTACCAAATTCTTCTGTTCTTTGTTTTGAAAAATGTAATCAGTTAAATCGTGGGGTTGATACTTTTTCACCCACAATTTTGATTCATAATTAAGCATATATTATGACTCCTTAATATTAAAAGAATCATAATATCATAATTTTCTAATAGGTTAAACCTTTCTTATGTTTCTGATGACATTTTTTCTTGAAACCACATCGTCAATGGCTCCTTTAAGTTCTGGTGATAGTTCCGGTTGTGTAGGATTGTCTAAAGAATCATAGCCAGTTATTAATTCCGGTGGGTCAATAAACTCTTCAACTTCTTCAATTGCTTCTTCGATAGCTTCTTCAGCATCTTCTAATTCAGCTTCTATTTCATGAATAACTTCTTCTATGATAGGTTCCAATTCAGCTTTCTTAGCGTCAATCGTCTTCTTTCTGTCAGTGATAGCTGAGTTTGTTGCTAATACCAACACGATAGCTAACGGGTCAAAGGCAAAGATAATCATCATTATCATATATAAGATAGCATCGTCAACTTCCCTACCCATAACTTTAGCTATGTAGATGATAGGACCTGTATGACTTTCTTGAGATATTTTTTGTTTTTGAATGTCGGTCAAATCCAATCTAAGTTGGTCTAACCTTGATTCAATCTTATCTGATTCTGGTTTATATTCAGCTATAAGCGTTTTACGCCCTCTTATGAAGTTGTTAGGTAGTGAGGCTATGTCATCAGCGATTTGCTTCTTACGTGCCAATAGAATGACTCTCTCAGCTTTGTATTCTTCAACCAAGCCTGTCATTTCTTTCAAAGGAATGGAATCTTGTTGGTATGAAGCAGATAAAAACCCGAAAATACCAATAGAAGTGATGAACATCAATACGAGAATGGCACTTATCAAATAAGTTTTCATCAAGAAATTAATCTTAGACCAAAAACGATAAACATATGACGCTGCAACAAGTTTACCAATCTCCAAACTGCTACCCATTATAACGATAGACCAGAATGAACTAGTAAAAATACTTGCTAGACCGTAAATTGAAAAATAGCCAGCGGTTGCGGAAATCGTAAGCGCACTAACTACTAATAGGATTATGAATAACATAAATATTCCTTATAAAATGATTATTTATACTATATATTGCAAGCTTCTCTTCCACTCAAACCACAATTCAAATTTCTAAGCTTATTAGCCCTTACACGTTTATCTTCTTCTATGTTTTTTGTAACATGAATCAAATCGACCAACACATCTAATAATTTAGAAGCACCATATGTTGATATGTATAATTCTAAATCATCTATGGGTATCCCTGTTATTTCACCAACTTGATACATTCCGGTGTCGTCATCATCAATATATTTGATTGTGAATAAATCAGATGTAGAGGGCATTAAAACCCCTGCTTTGGTTCTGTATCAGTGACAGCTAAAACTTTTTCATCATCTGTCTGCCATAAAGACATACCATCATGTTCGATTCTTTCAGTCCACATCATAGGTTCTACTAAAATGTAGGTGTCCATTGTAATTTCTGAACACACTTCTTTACCTAACGCTACAATCTTACCCCACCGTGGAGCTTTACTAGAATTGTCTGTATTAGACATAATGATTATACCAGAATCAGTTTTTTCTTTGAATAATGTAGTGTTACCATCTACATCAGATAAAAACTGGAATATAATCTTATTGTTTAACGGATAAATCATTTATACTGTACCTTTTTTAATTGTTCTAACTGGTTCAATTGTCGGTTCTACCATTTCGGTTTCCGTGCCTTCTGGTTTAGGTTGTTTCACAACAGTTTCAGCAGAAGCAGTTCCGTCAACTTCTTTCATGTCTATCAAACCATTTTTAGGTTTATTGGATGTGTTTTTTTGTAATTCTTCTTTCGCACGACGTATTCTTCTTTGTAATTTGTTGTCAATGTAGTCTCGTCTTTCTGTCACTTCTAATGGTGACGGAGCAGAAGCTATAGATTGTTTGATTTTAAGCATATCAAAATCTACCATTTCACCTTTAATTGACCTTACTATTTTTGGCATTATCTAATCCTCGATTTTTATAAATTCATGGAACTCTAAGTCGTATTTATAAGAGTCGATATGATGCGTTCCTATGAGGTATAAGACATAGGAAGCCACTGAGCTACCACGACCAACACCTTTTACAATATCATGCTTTTCCATTTCTTCATTAACATATATTAATGTTCTAACATAGTCGATATATTCAGGTTGCAAAAGATAGTTGAATTCATACTGTATACGATTCAATCTGGCATGATATTCACCCGATGTTGGGTATTCACCTTCATTAAATTTTTCATATACATATTTCCTTACATCTAATTTTAGGTATTCTTCTGGAATATCCCAACTAAAATCTAAAGGCTTTTCAACTGTTTTGAGTTCAATTTTTGGTGTTGTTAAACTGTTATAATGGCGAACGTCTGGAGTTATTTCCGAAACATAAACATTACCTAATGGTTTACCGTCTAACACAAGGTCAACTAACATATCAGGTTCTATGACAGAATCACCATCATAGTAAAGAGTCCTATCTTTCAATATAGTAGAATTAGATAAATTCATCACCTGTCCCTGTTGGTTCTGCTGTTGCCGTTGGTAATGTTGACTGAGGCATAGTGCCATTCATAGCCTTAGCTTTATTCACCATATCATCTATTTGGGTTGCAGATAACGGCACATCTTGAATGGGAGCTGGAACAGTGTTAACTGTCTGTTGTTGATGTTGTTGAGGGTGCAACATTTGTTGTGCTGTAGGTTGTGGATATGTTACAGCTTCATCATAATATTCTTCTTCTTTAATAAGATATATACTACCTTTGATAGTTCCCCACTGTTCAGCGTTCGGAATCCAACCTTCATCTTGAAATTCTTCTAAACCTTCCAACCAATTCTTGAATTCTTCAAGTGTTCTGGCTTTAAGCTTGGGTTTAACTTTACGCTGTTTTCTTGGTTTTTTGGGTTTTAACGCAAGAACATCATTACTTATAGAAGTGTTACTTTCTACCAAACCCATATTTTCGTTTTCATCTGTCATAGTTTTATTATTATTGTTATTGTCTAATTCGTCAATCATATCATAAAATCTCCGATAACTTTATCGGTTATCATTTTGTATTGGTCAAACGGTGTTATGTTTATCCAGCATGTTGGTGATATAGGGTGACACAACATTTGGTTTTTGTAAAGCAGAGGGGAGGTGAATTTGAATTCAGGTAGGTAATCTATGATTTGCATATGCACGGGTTTAACCTTGTCTTGCACATTATCATAACCGAACACAGAAAAATCGGTGTTGGTCAATTCGTGAATTTTTACCGTATCTACTTGTGAAGTTTCATCAGAATATACTAAGATATGATAACTTGTTGGTAAATGAAATTTGAAGTCGTTAATTTTTACTTCAAACGCTGGGGAAACAATCTCTTCTAACGCCAACAATGTTGTTAGCGTGAAGTCGAGGATGTCTAAATTTAGCGTGTAGAAATATTCTACATGAGTTGGAGTCAGCACATTATCAAATATAACTGGCTCCATATTTTCATCAAAAATTATCAATGGAAATCCTTTTTTTATTATTATTATTAAGTAATAATATCAGAGATTTCTAATATTGTCAAGGTTTTTTATAAACCACCAGCTCCAGTATCAGCACCGCCTAAGTCAGCACCACCTTCACCACCTTCTGGGGTCATCATATCGCCAGCAGATAATTCACCGCCACCGAAATCACCACCGCCCAGACCACCCACATCTCCACCCATATCCATTGATTCAGGAGAATATATTTTAGCCAACACAGCAGGGTCATAGTTGTCTGGATTTTCACCGATTTCTATCAGTTTAGCGCGTTCGTTTTCTAAGATTTCTTCATCTGTTAATTTCAGATAACGTTTCATAGAGAATTTCTTAGATAAATAAGGTAAGGAATCAGCACTACCGAACATACCCAACAATGCAGCATCCATTTCTTGTTCGCGATACTTACCAAAATTTGAAGGTTCTGGTAATTTGATTTTGAACATACCGTTATCTATGTTAATACCAATAGATTTCAGATATGATTTGAATTCTTCGTCCATTACACGTTCTAAAGAAGCTTGTAGTCTTTGGACATATAACGAGAATCGCAGTTCAACAATGTAACTTTGACCAAGTTTACCATCATTGAAAACCGCACCACCACTATCACCTTCTTTCATGTAAGACAATGGGATTCTTAAACCACGGAAAACTTTATCACCGAAGTAATCTAAATCTTCAATGGAGCCTAAGTTTTGACCACCAGGTAATGTTTCAATTCGACTTCCTTTGCCATCTGACCTCTGAGCTAAGAAAAAATCTTCGTTCTGTGAGTTCTTAATAAACACACCAGAATCGGTCGCAAATGTATGATAATTATGGTATTTTTCATTATTATCAATGGTTATACATCCAGTATCACCATCAGCAATTCGCACTATTTCCTTGACAACATGGTTAGAATTTGATAGACCATTAACTAAGTTTTTATAATTTCCAAATCCAGCTTTTTTACCTACGAAGTTTAGTTCTCTTACAGAAACTTTAGTAGTTTCATTTCGTCTAGGATTTGACATCAATTTACGTAATTCAATATTGAATTCTTTCAATGCCTTTTTGTCTTCTGTTAAGCTTTCACAAACGTTAGTAGACGACAATCCAAAAACGCTTACGCGTTTCAACAACATTTCAACTATATCAAGAGTAACAGGCTCGACTTTTTGTGATAAATTTACGATAGATTTCAGTTTTTCGACCAATATGTGTTCTCGCAAAGCTTTGAAATCGTTGAATCCTATAAGTTTCAACTGTTTCCTAAACATTTTCGGAGTCAATTTATCACCAATCTTGCATAAATTGACGGTTTTCTCACCACTATCAACACCCAATTCTTTGTCACAGTTAATAGAAACGAATTCATTCACAAACCCTTCATCGTTGTTTACGAATTCCAATAGGTCAACTAATTTGATGCTAACATCATCTGCTATTTTTGACACGATTATACTTAATAGGTTTTCATTAAATACAACCTCTTGGTTGCCTACTTTATATCTATTCCTAGAAATGAAATCACTGTACATGGCTTTCATACTAGGATTATCTTCTAATCGTTGTTTAACTTCTTTTGACATTCTACTTGAATATTCCGCTTGCAAATCTTCGTTAGCTCTCCAACGTTCCCATCCAGCTCTCAAAGCTTTCTTATCTTGAATACCAGATTCGCTATGATATTTGAAATGGTCTTGGTCATTCATAAATGTTAAATTAGTTGGCGAATTATCATACCTATTAAAATTCTTATGATGTATAATATTCTTATCAGAAGATTCGTAAATAGTGTCATGAACCATACTATCCATTTCACCAACATTTTTCATGAAATTAGCTACTATTCGATGCGTAAATTTCCATGACTTATCACTAATATCATAAACCTGTTCATAAGTTGATGGTTTATTGTTAGTAACTTTTGCACGTCTTGTATTAAACGGTATCAAAGAATCATTTTCGGTTAAATGTTGAGCTTCAACAAACCCTTTACCCTGAACAGGTATTAAGTGGTCGGGCGTACATTCCAGAACTTTCCCATTATCTAATGTCAATTGGATAATTTCGGTGTTCTTTCTGGTAATACCAGCCCAATCAATTTTACCAGGGACAATTTCACCCGTTTTAGGATTACAACTGTATGCCCACAATTCTTTGCCATTTTCAAACTCTTCTATAATTTCAGATAACGTCAACGTTTTACCATCTAATAATGGTATTTTAGTATTCAACGCTATACATTGTGGGTTGTAAACCGCTTCAATTTCAGAGTTATTACCGTTAAATGTTGGTATTTTCTTCTGTTTGATTTCGTTTTTAATCTGTTCAAGATATTGTTTAATACGCTGTGGAGGCATTTTACCAACATCAATATAGAATACTCTACGTTCAGGAGCACGTTGAATACGATAGATAACAACAGCATCTTCTAACAGTTCTTTCTGTTTGAAAGTTCTATAAACTGGACGTAGCACAGATTCACCAAATGGAGCATTATCACTCATATCATCATTCAATGTGCATCTAACAATTTCACTTGCTTGATAAAATTCTGTTTCTTCTGTACCACCAACACCTGAACTTGGTACACCGTATGAGGTTTTAGCGTCTAAGAGGTGGTTTTTAATTTGCCAACCTTGCACATCAGTAACATCTTCAGCGTTCACTACGGCTGATATAACGTCTTTAGGGTGTATAAATACCCATCTAGGTTTACCAGTATCCTTTCTAAAAAACACATCACCGTATTTCACAGTATAACGAGCTATATTGAATAATCTATTATCCCAATCGTGTATGTTTGACCAATGTGTTAATGCAGCTTTTAAAGTCGCTACCATATTGTTAGTAACATCTACGTTATCAATGTCGTCAACTTCCAGAATTAAAGGGTCATCGTCTTTGGTGTTATTACCAATCATTTCTTCAGCAATAAGGTCTAATGCACGACTAATATCAATATCATTGTCCATCAAATCCCATTCACGGTATCTAACTAATCGCGAAGCAGAACCTTGAATTATTTTATGATACCAATTGTAATTACCATAAGAGCCTGGTGAACCAATCTGTTGATTGTCAGTCACTTCCGCTGATGTAGTAGGTTGTTGTTGGATTATCTTATAAAATCCAGTCCATTTAGCTGCCATATGTATCTCTTATAATTGTATTATCGCTTTATTTATCATCTTTAAAATTCTGCACTATTAAACGCTAATCCGTTGCCACCATATTCTGATGCTTCGGCTGCTGCCGTTTCCTGATTACGTTTCATATCGTTAGAAGTTTTAAGTTGTTTTTCGTTAACACTCACACCTTTGTCACTGTTATTCGCTATTTTTTCTAATAAGGCGTTTTGTGCCAATAGAGCTTCTTTTACTTCATTTTCTTGCGCTTCCACGCCAGCATTGGTTCTATTGCCACGCATAATTTTTGCATCTGCTCCAGCTAGGCTTGACACATTTAAAGATTTTGCTGAACCCATAGGTGCTTGAATCCTAGAATTTCTACCACCCGTTCTTTTAGTTGTTGGTTGGGATGCTTCACCGCCACCAAAACGTGATTGAATTAAGAACTGTCTAAGTTTTTTATCACCACCAGCTTGACCCATAGCATCATTAAAATCACCGTGGTCTGACATCCCTCTGGTACCGCGACCAAATTCGTATATTTTATCGACTTCCATACTAGGAAAACGGTTTGATTTCGAAGTTCCTTTCTTCTTCTTCTTTTCATCAGAATCAAATAAACCATGAACGCCTTTAGCCACCGAACCAGCTTCTATTAACCCAAAACTCAAGCTTGAAATTACACCACCAAAAGCAGAAGCAGCTTTCATTCCGGTGGTCAACTCTCTACCTTTAAATATGTCACCAGCTTGCATGAAACCTTCAGCAGCACCATACACAGCACCACCTATAGCTGCAATAGGTCCTAAGAATTTAGCAAATTTCAGACCTTTACCTAAGTAGCCGCTAGCTTTGCTTAACATACTACCACCCTTTGCTATACCACCACCAGCAGCACTACTAGCCACACCAGCAGCACCAGCAGCACCAGCAGCACCACGAGCCATATTAGCTATGCCGCCAGCAGCACTACTAGCCATACCAGCACCACCACGAGCCATATTAGCTATGCCGCCAGCACCACTACGGGCAACGCCTCTCACTTTACTGAACATTTCACCAAGACCAACAGCAGCACCGCGACTACCAGCTTTCATCATCATAAGTCTAGTCATACCCATAAGCATTACAGATATACCACCTAACAGAGCATTGGTACCCATTCCAGTTGTAACCATTTGGGTTATTTCAGAAACAGTTCTTAGTGCTGGTGCTAATAAACTATCATCATCTTCACCAAGTTCTTTAAGGTTTCTGGCTATTTCTTTTCTTGCAGCTTCAGGGTCGGAAATATTAAGGTCACCTAAACCTTTCATCATGTTATCTAATGCGCCACCACCTTTACCTAATATGGCAAATTGCGACAGACCTTGCCCCGACACTTGACTAGATTGCGCTTTCGCTTTCATTTGAGCAGCTTCCGCTATAGCTACCATAGCTTTAGCTTGTTCTTCTGGTGCTAAGTTGTCTACACCACCAGCTCTCATGGCTTTACCAACAAGTTCAGCATTTTCAATACCAAGAGCACCAAGAACAGCTTGAGCTTTATAAGATTCTTGCAATCTTTCTTTCGGGTCCATTCCAGCTACACCATGTAAAGCTTCACCAGCTCTAGTGGCTTGTTCTGCGGTTAGACCTAATCCAACCAACATTCTTTTTGTAGCTAAACCACGTTCAATAACAGCTCTACGTTCCTGCGCATTACTAGCACCGATTAAACGGTTTCTGATATTGTCATTCTTAACATATTCTTCCATTGCAGCAGCTTGTTCTGCGAATGTTTGCCCTGTTGCGGCTTGTATTTCTCTAAATGTTTGTGTTAACCCAGAAGACCCACCAATAGTTTGTTTGCTAAATGACTCCATAGCTTTATCAACTTTGACACCACCCAAAGAAAATGCGGTCATTACCTGAGTGCTACCCTTAACAGCTTCCCCTAAATTGCCATAATATTTGAATTGAGAATCAGAAAGGGTATTCATTTGTTCAGCAAAATTTGCAGCTCCACCCATACCAGCAACAAGTCTTTTGTTTTTAGATTCTAATTCTAATAAATCACTTGGTGATATACCTAATCGCAAAGCATTACCAGCGGTGTTAATACCTCTTAATATGGAACTACCATATTTCATAGTGTCGGTTAACTGTTGAGAAAAATTCTTAACAGTGGCGGTCATTGCCGCTTTAATAGCGAAGTTTGATGTGATTTCTTCTAATTTATTACTAGCAGAGGATATGAATGACCCAGCTTCTTTCATAGAATCGGCTATGTCATCCCCAGCTTCTTCTATGTCATCAGCAACTTTAGCACTGATTTTACTAATATCATCACCAATGAATTTTTTAACATCAGCAGCTTTGAGCTTACCATCTTTAAAATCCTTAGCAGTGTCGATGAAGCTATCACCTAAAACACTCGCACCTTCCGCTAATTCTTCTTGGATTTTTTTAAGTCTTTTGTTTTGTACTTCGGTTTCTTTGCCTGTTTTCTTGATAGTTTGTTGAATATCTAAGAAATCTTGAAGTGCTTGGTTGCTCTTCTTTAAGAGTTGATTCTTTAATTTGATAAGAGTATGTTCATCAATCTTTTCTTTGGCACCACCACCAAAGTTCACACCACTAGAATCCCCAGTGTTAGCTGTGTTAATTTTACTAACATTCGCAGCAGAACCGCCAACGCCTTTCTTTTGAAAAGCATCGGCAAATAGCATAGCTACCTTTTGTATGTCTTGGGTTGATGGGATTTCTGATGACATGGCTTATCCTAAAATGTGTTTCATAATAGGTATTTATCAATATCGTTGAAACCTACCATCCTAAAACATTACCTCTAAATATTTCAGTGTTACCGTGTTCTAGTAATGGTTTGCCATTATATTTTTTATGGCTGTGTCTTGCTAATAATAATTGTTCAACTTTTCTACATTTACCCCCACTTTTAAATGGGATTTCTTTTATCACTACTAATTTCTTGAAATCTTTACCAAACCGTTTTTTAATTGTACGGTTGGTGATTCCGATTTTGTATAAATCATGTTCTATAAACTTCACATAATATAACACACCACATTTGTTATCCTTAAACCCCCATTCACTGCATTTGGGGCATCCATGACCTTGCTTATGATTTCTAGGTTCTTGCTCGAACACACCATGCAACTTACAAACTATTTGTATCTTTTTATCATCACCTTGGTAGTTTATTAATTTGTAGTCATATTTTTTACCATGCACGGTATCGAATTTCTTCAATATTTCACTTACATTATGTGTCATATTTTTAGCCATCTTCGTGTTGGCACATTCTGGGCAACCATGTCCATTTTTATGTATATGCGGTTCTTGTTCAAATATCCCGTGTACTGAACAAACAATTTTTATTTTCACTTTAGTCCCACGATAGTCGATTAAATCATACCCATATCGCAAACCATGACTCGCTCTAAATTGCCCTAAGACCTTATCTATTGATATTTTTTTATTCATTATTATTCCCCATAAACACATAACCTACTATTTATGATACATTTCTTCAGGCAATAGGAATCAATAAGAGGTGGTTGTGATAAAATACAATTCTCTACTACATTGTTCTAGCTCTTAACAGTTAAGATTTTCTAATGGTGGGTTATGTTCGTTTGTTTATAACGAGTTGTTATTATAGGTAGTGGATATTATCAGTTTAACAGTTTCTAGGTGTTGTGAACTCCTATGGTATGCCCTGTCTATTTCTAGACTTACCTTTATTGCATCACGTAAACTCTGTTTCTAGGTTTCATCCTATTAACGCTCCACCTCTGAAAGAGCGTCCACTACAGTTCCTTTAAATCAACAGATTTTGATTTATTAACGTGGTCAAAGATTGGAAGAAACACCACACGATTCAAAGGTGGAGTATATTAGCAAATTATAATTTACTTGTAAAGTGCTTAAACACTGGGGAAAATAACAATCATAAATAGAAGCAAATAACTAGATTAGAGAATAACATGCAAAAATCAACAAATCCCTTATTAGAACGTGCAAGAATGCCAGGTGAAACCTTTCCTTTACCCAGTGGTGGTTTGTTCTATAAGAACGGGGAATTAACAGATGATGTAGAAAATGGTGAAATTTATATCAATCCTATGGTTACATTAGATGAAATCATTCTTAAATCACCTGATAAGCTTTATACGGGTGAAGGCATCAATGAAGTATTTCTAAGATGTATCCCTCAAATACTGAAACCTATGGAATTGCTATCTAATGATGTTGACTACATTTTAACAGCATTAAGAAAAATTTCATTTGGTAATACAACTACCATCGAATATAAACACGATTGTAAAGATGCCAAAAAACATGAATACAGTATTGATATGAGTTCTTTCATTAAGAACACGAAAAATATTGACCCTACCAACATTAAACGTGAATACAGTAAAACACTAACAAATGGACAAACAATCTTAATGGCTCCACCAAGATTCTTGCCAGCATTGAAAATGTATCAAGCTGCATTAAACGATACCGATATGACTGATAAAGAAATTGAAGAAAGTGTTTTAACCAATGTGGCTGGGATGTTATTACAAGTTGATGATATTAGTGATTCTGCTATGATTATGGAATGGGTTGAAATCTTGACACCTGAACAAATTTTAGAAATCAAAGATTTTATCGATGAAACAACAGAATGGGGTACCACATTTGAAACTAAAACCGCGTGTAAAGATTGTGGGGAAGAAATCGACATTACATCAGAGATGAATCCAGTTAGCTTTTTTTTTCTTTAATGGCATCGGGTAATTCTGCCCGAATAGGAAGAATGTATAAAAGTTTAAGTGCTGAGTCTGAAAACATTGTTAGTAATGTTATTTCGTTATGTTATTTTATGCGTGGCGGTATAAGTTACGATGACCTGATGTTTAGAACACCAGGTGAACGTGATTTGATTTCAAATTTTATTGAAAAACGTTTAGAAGAAGAAAGTAAACGTGAGAACCCAGTCTATTAAGCGTCTGGGTCTTGCTTGAATTCGTAATCGTCTGTAATGTCAATATCATCAAGGCTAAACCATTTTTCATATTCTAATCCTTGAGCATCTAATTCAGCTATCATTTCTTCACTAGTTTCTGCGCCTTGACTAACCATACCAATACGAACCATAATATCTTTGATGTAATCATCTTTGATATTTGCTGGTGCTGAAATATGAATAGGCATCGAAAACTGAATCTTAACGATTCTCATGTTCTTCTCTGCACCAGATGGGACATTGTTTTCCAGATTTATTCCATCCATTCTTACTGTAGATAACCTAGTCCAATCGAAGTTGTTATCATTTTTCTGTAAGGTTAATGTAGGGTCAAATAACACCATGATTTGCTCCAACATTTGAAGCTGTTGGTCTGTGTTTGAAGTGTATATCGATAGTTCCACACCTAAACGATAAGGAACAGGCATCAATTGGTGCGCTATCCTAATATCTTCAGGGAACAAACCACCACGGGGAACATAAGGCTTCCTACGTTCGGTACCAATACCTTTCCTAAGCGTTTCATCTAATTGAAACTCATTATAGGTAACCGCCATGATAGGTAAATGTATCACTTTGTTCTGTGTAGCACCCGCTTTTATATACGCAGCCACACGGTCAGCATCACCATATCGCATGGGAACATAGATTCTTTTGGTTTCGCCATCTTCACGTTTGCCAGTTTCAACCTGCATACCAGCAAAGATTGCCATAAAATGTTTGACGTAGGTTTTAATCTGTTCGTCATAGTAAAAAGGTAACATAATCTCTCTTTATAAATAATAATGATTCTACTATATTTATAAAAAGAGAGAGAGAATGGATTACAAAAAACATTATGAATTATTGATTTCTACCCGACAAAAATTTCATGATGAACGAAAAACATTAAGAACACACAGAAAACAACAAAACGCGAAAAATAGAACTTTTTTGACATATTTCGAAAATCATCACATACTCCCTAAATGTTTAGGAGGAACAAACGATAACGAAAATCTAATCTTGCTAACTGCAAGAGAACATTATATAGCCCATTACCTTTTAGCTAAAATATACCCTGATGCCGGATTAGCTCAAGCGATATGGAAAATGACATATAGTGGTAACTATGTTAACGTTGGTTCGTTATCTTATTCCAGAGAAAGGAAGAAATATATAGAAAAATTCACCGGAAAAGGTAGTCCGTGTTATGGTGTTCCCAAAACAGGTGAGCACAGAACTAAATTAAGTATAGCAAATTTAGGAAAGAAACATTCACCATTAACAAAAACTAAAATCAGTGAAGCGCGTAAAGGGATAAAATTTACTAACTCGCATAAACAGAAAATTAGTAATTCTATGAAAGGTATTAAACATCCACTCTATCAAATCAACCCTTGGGAAAACCCTAAAACAATTAAACTTGGATTTCTATATAATTGGTATAATTTATCAAAAGTATATGACATTTGGGTAGTAAATCGTTGTGGTAGCAAAAAATTATGTGATACCCTAACAAAAATTGATAAAAAAATGATAAACTCCAGAAAATCATTCGAAAGTATGATTAACTGGTTTAAAGTTCATGGAAACCCTAATAGCAATATGAAATGGATTTATTTTAAAAATTCTTTAGATTTTTAAATCCTTATATCCATTTAAGTTCTTCTAAAGTGAAAGGTCTAGTATGACATTCAAATACAGAGGCAAATTCCGGTATACCATGACCTTCTTTCACGAAAGGTACATATGGTTCTTCAGCTTGTAGGATTAATCTATATCTGTTACCCTTCTTTTCGGTATTTTTGTATAAATCATCTGAATCCACATCTTTAAAATTTACAACGACTTTTTCTACGGTATCGAAAATTTTAACTTCATTCCCATATTGCTTATGTAATTGTTTCCATAAATTTTCACCATCGGGGGTTTGTTTAACGTCACTTATGATTGTGTAGTTTAAATCGTCATATGCGTAATTATACAATCTTGAGGCGAACCCCTTTCTACGAAAGTCTTTGTGAACGTATATTTCACCAACAACGAAACCATTTTTAAATGTAGCGTTAGAAAAATTACTACCTACCAAATAAGCAACCAACACATTATCAATGATAACGCAATACACCGTTTCTGAACCAACACTTATCACATATAAATTGTCTTTAATGTGTTTAGCGTTTTCCAAATGAGATGTTATGGTTTGATAGTTATTTGTGTCGGTGTTAGTAACTCTAGCTATTTCGTCTAATTTCATTAACTCTTAATTGGTGACTGTTTTAAAATGTTTGCGATTTTAACTGCGCTACGGTTACCAATAACTACAGCACCGAACATCATTAGCAATGTAGGGTCAATAGAACCACCAGTAACAACAGCAAAAACGAATGTACCGATAACTGCAATATATCCCATGTTGCTATAAAACTTAGTATGTGATATTTTACCAGTCTTCTGGTCAATTACAAAAAAATTCTTTAATGCTTCCATTTGATTTTTACTCCATGAAATTTATATACCTATTTATAAATTTGCATTCTCAAAATTACCTGTTATAATAACTTTTAAATTATTAACCATGAGGCATAACAATGGCTGAAACCGTATATGAAGAAAATGGGTATGCTGATAGAGCAGACTACCTCGAATCGTTATGTCTAGAGTATGATGAAGAAAGCGTTTATGCTTTGTCTGATTTGCTTGGTGATAGTGAAGACTTCGATGGTCTGGTTACTGGATTAGAGGAATTTGCATAATGCTAAAGATGAACATGGTAAAAAAAGTAGTTATGATGCCGCAAACCCTTTAGGTGATATTTTCGGTGATTTGTTTAATAAATGAGGTAAAAAATGTTAGAACTGGTAATAGGTAGAGAAGACGGGGTTATCGATAATGCGTCAATTCCTCTACGATGGTGTATTGATGTTGAAACCATGCAACGGTTAGAAGGCTTGAAGAATGTTAAAATTCTTATTCAAGTCAGATATAATAGTTACACTGAAGACCGTTTCATGGTTAAATTGTCAAATTACATGACATACATCCCATGTAGACGTTCTGGTGAAGTTGAAATTTCAGCTTACATTGTTAGTGCAACTAGCGAAAAGCGTTCGTTGAACTATGCGTTAGAAACTGTGTTCATGATGCGTGATGGGGCAAACTACAACAGAAGCATCAACATTGATTGCACTGTTGGTAAAGAATTGTACATTAAACGTGGTGATGTTACTTTCGGTCACTGTGAAGTCGTGGAAACGGTTCATGAAACTTACAAAGTCAACATTCCAAAAAATGTTTTCGGTAAAGAATTACCAAAATGGTTTGATAATTTAGTGAATCGTTATCTTTCCAGCAAAACATATGACGAATGTGGCAAACGTGGTCGGGTTATGAGCTTTTTCTTCATTCGGTCATGGTTTATGATGCTGGATGTTATTGCGTCTGAATTGCGTATGATTCTGATGTATTTGGCTGCATTTTTGTTTGGTTGGTACCACATATCACTTAAACGATTGAAAAGTCCATTCAAAGATGGGTGGGATGCTTGGCATACCATATTAAACACCGACGTTAAATCTGGTAATATATTACAGATTATGTTTGATATTGCAGCCAAGAAAACAAAAAAGACATTTAAAGATTGGGACGAAAAACATATCGTCAAAATGGCTGGCGTTCTTGCTGCGGCTGCATCATTACCAATGGTTCCAATACTTTATCTTGGTTATATAGCTCTTATTCATTTAGGAATTGGTATGCCATTGGAAGTTGCTTTGGTTGCGCCATTTTTATTCAACTCTTTCCTTCTATTAGTTATAGGAATAATGGCTAGTGTTATCATAGGTGTTTTGGGTGGAATAATGTGGGTATGCACAAAAATTTTAAATTTCTTCTCTTTAAGTAAAATAGCCAATGCGATTTTTACCCCATTTTTTGATGGTCTGGACTGGGTTATTACTAAATGTTTATTGTTAGAGAAGTGGATTAATGATTTTTTCGATAGTAGGGCTTTGAAAAAAGAATTGTTAACATGTAACGGTGATGCTAACAGCGTTACGACTGACATTAAAAAAATTCCATTCAAAGAGCGTTCGGTTCAGTTAATATATCTGGACATTAAGAACAAAGTTTGCAAACCAATGGCACGATAATGTTAGGTATATACACATATTATAAAGACTTTGGTCGTATGGGTGAACTCGATGGGTTGTTTATAGCAGACCACGAAGAACTCCTTAACCTTGACGGTAAAACCATATACTTTGGTGAAGTGTTGGGTAAACATTCAGAAGTGATTGTTGAGTTCTCATATGATGAAGACATCGATGTGAGAACTCAAGACCAAGATTTTATCAAAAAATTTCAAGAAATTATGGGGGAAAACTTTTCTACAGGTTATAGCCCTCTTGATTTTTATGTTTACGAAGGTTAAATATCCTCGTTGCTGGTAGGGTTATTACGAGCGTTGTAATATTCATTAAGTTTCGGTTTAATTGAGTTGTATTCCGCCCTTTTATCCGACTCTTGAAATAACCAACGATTTTTAACAACAGAAAATCTGAACAATCTTGCTGGTATATCCTTGCCAATACCATCATAGGTCAATCTATGAAAATCACCATCTTTGGCAGTGGATATATCCGGTAAAGAATCACCCGTAGAAAAATCTAATCCGTTTGGTGGTAAACCATCTTCAATGTACAAAGCTCTAGGATTGACGTTAAGCTTGTTTAAAGCGTCTAAGCCTTGGTCAACTGCTCTATCTATCTCGTCATTGGAAAACTGCCTTAAATCGCTTGTATCGGCTCCTAGCTCTGGATTTTGACTGTTACTAACACCAGCTAACAATTGAGTTTCAGTAGAATAGTCTTGGAACACTGAATGTTCGTTAACACCTTCTAAAGATTTTAACCCATACTGCGCTAATCCGGTATCATCAATCTCTTCATTCAACCCTTCAAAAATATCCATTGTCTCAGCACTAGCCATCATTGGTTGCGCTATAACTCTGATGTTGATTGGTTGCCAACCAGGTGTGAATGATTGACTATCCCATGCCACATCGTTAACTTCCAAATACTTCTTAACTTTCTTCATGTTGAAATCGTATTGAATCTCACTAGGTAATTCTAAAATGTCACCAATGACCATTGGACGACCTAACGCATTAACAACAGCAGAAAAATTCATTTTAAGATAGAATTGTTGTGATGGTAATTCAATACCAAACACAGTTAGTTCTGTTTGAGCGTCAAGTAAATCGTATGAAGCTTTAACCAACACGCTTTCTGAAGCATAATCTCTATCACGATTCTCCTGGAATATCTCGTCTTGAATATCATCAATACTGGTTAAATCATAATCCATCATTTCAATAGCTTGAATTGTCCAGTAATCCCCGACACTACCATTGAAATCTAATGGACGAATTCTCCAATACCTTGAAGGTGTGGTATGTTTGAAATTTATTTCGGCTAAAACGTTAGAATCTGGTAGGGTGATGATTGATGCACCATACCATTTTTCACCATCATCGGAACGTTCTATTCTAGCTCTGGTAACACGGTTCTTTGATTGGTTGCCTTGTTTGATTTTGATTGTAGCGATATTATGGCGAACAAAAGTTTCTATTCCATATTGCTTACGTAGATTGTCAAGAACGATTTCACCAAAATCATAACCAATGTATGAATTGTCTATTACATCTTGACCACGTTGGGAAGAACGCCATTCATCTATATAAGCTGTGAATGCGTTTGCTGAACTATAAACTGGGTTTGCGTCACCGGAGGAAATGGAGGAACCATTACCCACTAAATCGATTAATGCACCTTGCTCATGAATTCCTAACAATGGAAATACGTTAACATTTGCTCCTGCAATGTTAAGCTCTTCTATCGCTATACTGTTCATGTAGCAAAATTCTTGACTGTTGGTATTAGTTAACTGCCAAGACTTGCATGATGGGTCTGATTGTGATGTGTCACACTCTATCCCGTTGTCTTCGTTACATGCCATTTGATATTCCTTTAATGATATGCAACTATTTATACAGTTTTAAATATCTTTGACTCTTATCCTACCGTTATCAATATCCAACTCGACTTTATTGCTAATATAAGCCGTGTCATAAAGACTATTGTAATAGTCATCTGCTACATCATACCATGATACTTCCCCGTTTGGGAGAATTCCATTAAACAATTGTTTAACTGCATCTACTTCACTTTGATGGTGAAATATCATGGTAGGACTTAAACCTACCTGTCTTGTGTTCATGTTGCCACCGTGCGAATTATCGCTTATTGTGTTGTACAATTACTAGTGTATTATGCGTTAGTTTAACACAATTAGGTGGTCATTACAACCAGCAGGGTTTTGGTAGGGGTTTAATCCACCAGAACAATCATCTTCATCACCATAAAATTATGTTAAAATTTAATCAAAATTAATCTTCTGAACGTGTAGTATAACACTTGGTAAAGACGATTGCAACATAATTTAACCGATAAGCAGTGTGGACTCCATACCAAACTCTTCAGGTGTTTCAATAATATAATCGTCAATTTCCACCATTAATCTGTCAATAATTTCCATAGCACCTTGTGTTAGGTCTTGAGCGTTCAACGAAACACCATTAGCACCAGGTAATGAAGCATATTTACCACGTATTTGTGCTAATATCAACATTGCTTGTGCTAACGCATAATTTTCAATCCAAGGTTTTAATTGTCTATCTTGAATCATATCTTGTTCAGTTCTTTCAACCGATACATCCATTAACATTCTTTCGGGTTTATGAACCGATTGAAGAATATCTAATGCTCTTGTCGCTTCGTTGAATTGAAACAACACACGGGTAGCAAACAACATTTCAAGCTGTTCTATGTAATCAGCCACAATATGGAATGAAATTAAATCATACGAACCCATGTTGTATAAATGGTTAATAGCCACTTGCCCGAACTGTGCATTATCATATAACGCACCAATGAATGCGCTGGTAGTTCTATACATGCCCATCACACGAACAATTTTGTTGAACCCATTACCATTGTTGGTTAACAAATAACGTTGCACATCTGATTTTAAATCAATGAAGAAGAACCCACGCTTATACGCTACACTTGAACGTTTGCGTAATTCCTCGATTGCACCATCAACACAATAATCATATTGTTGTGGTGTTAGTTCAACTTCGACAGCCGGATAACCTAATTGATATTTAAGACTGGTTATAAGCTCTCTACGTTCATCTGGGCTTCCATCTGTACCAACACCTAACTGTGCATATAACGGTTTAGCAACAGCACCATCAGTACCTTCAAAATGTGTGTAACTCAATGCACCAGGAACACCAATGATAGTTACAAGTTCACTAAACAGATTAGCATTTTGTTGGTCAACCAACACGTTAGATTCATGACCTAATAAAGCTGAACAGAATCTAAACCCTGTGTTAATTATTTCCGCTGTGACATTTGGTGTAGCCACATTCCATGTATTCTTACCCCAGATATATAAAATATCATTTGCTGTGTCATACCATAAAGTATCATTGATAGGTGCCAACGATACGGAAGAATAAGCAAGTAATATCCACGCTAAACCATTCCACATTTGTAATGTGTTGTTAGTGGTATCGAACCATAATGTGTTTGGTGCAATAGCAGCAGCACTAGGGTCTATTATAGACTCAATAATGTCTGTTATTACCCACACTGTGCCGTTCCAAACGTTCCAAGTTTTATCAAGTGTGCTAAACCACACATCATTGAATATTCTAATCGTGGGGTCAGTTGCCCAATTTATAACATTGATGCTAATGTCAATCCAATCAACACCATCCCATTTATAAGTTATTGGGTTAGTAACTGTTCTCCAAATAGTCCCAACTTCTATCACTGGAACTGCTAAAGGGTCTTCAGCATCTTGAATGAATACACTTACCAAATCCCATGTTGATGTTATAACATTCCAAATTGATAATTGGTCATTGGTGCTATTCCACCACAAATCACACGATTCAACATTAGTTGGGTCTTCAGGGAAAACAACAACTGGTAATGGTGTCCATATGGTTAATAAACTGTCATATTCAGATAACACAGAAGTATCGGGGTTGAACCAAAAATCACCGTTAGCTGGTGTTGTAGGCTCTGTAACAGCAGTTATTACCGCTAGTGGGTCGAAAGTTGCTCCGTTCCATTGGTTAAGCTCTAAAAGATTATCATCATACCAATATGTGTTAACAGCTAAAGCGTTGGGTGCCACGTCCCAATAGACCGCATTAGTCGGTGTCCATACTTGACCAACATTTAGTAAGTTCAGAACACTATCACTATCTTTCAATACGCTTAATACCGAACTATCTGTGTTATACCAATAACTACCACAATCTAAAACCGCTGGTAATGAGGGGCTTGTGTCAGAATGGAATTCTGTTGTCGTACACCATACATCACCGCTCCAATTATAAACATTGGTTCCGTTATACCAATAATCACCACAATCTAAGCTAGTGAAATCTTTATAGAATGATAGGTAAGGTGTTGGTTGCCATACAGCACCATCCCAACGATTTAACAATGTGGTATCAAACCATAAATCACCTAGAACGTTAATAGTGGGGTCTGTAAGTTCAATGATAGCATCTTGCAATACATTTTGATAACCATCCCATATGTAGACGTTTGAACTATCCCAGTAATACGCATTTGTATTTGGGGGAGTAGCAGCTTGAAATGGATTTTCTATTAATTTGAATTGTTTGTTTATTTCGTCCAGCAACTCTTGATATGTTTGTGCGTTTGTGCCATCAATTGTAATGGTAGACGCTATATCTTCGTTAAATTCTGGGGCATACGTAGCTAGTGCTCGATTATCATTGTCCATTAATGGGTCATTAAGAGCAATATCAAACGTATAAGGAGTTGCTAATACTAAGTTTGTTGGGTCGGTAAGAACTATTGCTTCAGAAGCTATTCTAATATCTTGACAACCAGCAGTGTCCTCTGTCCCGAAATCTGATTCAAGATTCAGAGAATATGAATGAACACCTTGTGTGTGATAACGATGAACTTTGTCAACAGCGTAACCGGAAACGTAATACGGTGTATTCTCGGCAATGTCGGTAACGTCTAAGAATGTAGTTTCTTTGTCATTATAGAAAGCACCAACAACCAACGATGTGTCAATTCTGTCACCAGCATGAATATCTTTATCGGTTGTCGTGTCAGCAGTGTATAGTTCGCCATTAACGGGCGATTTTTTAATGTTGGTATGTGTGGTATCTAATGTTACTATGATACCATCATAAGCTTGGTCACCAACAGCACAACCGTTTAAAGGGTCTGGAATATTCCAACTGATGCGTCCAGTGGTAGGGCTAGTTCGTTCAAATTTAATTGAAATTTGTTGCCCTTCGTTCTTTATAGCGTTGGGACTGTCTTTGTATACGTCAAAAGATGCCATTGATAAATTCCTTAAATGTTTTTAAGTATTTATCAATGGCGGGGGAAGTGTATTTTATATAGCACCTTTAAGATGGTTTAACAACTGGAAATTACCCTTTCTTTCTTCGGGTTCATCATCAAGTGGTAATTCATCTTGTTCTAAATCGTCCAATGGTAAATCTTCATCTTCTGGTTCATCAAGAGCTTCATCATTGTCATCTAAATTATTTTCAATACGATTGAAAAGTTTATCTTTAAGAATCTTACGATTTCTAGCTTTAGCGTTTAATGTTTCGCCTGTAATTTTAAGCTTATCATCCCAACGCTTAACCGCACTTAATTCGTTCTGTTCAACATCGTCAAGCTTTTTGTATTCAGAGTTGAAGATACGATACATAAGTTGACCGAAATCATCCTTAGAATCCATTGATAAATCTTCTGTATCTAAGTTTCTGACAACGTTTTCAACACCTAACTTTCTGATACGATTGATAACTTCTTTATTGATAACATTGAAAAGTTCAGTAACATTGGCATTAGGGTATAAGATTTTTAATGATTGTTTGATGTCTGTTTTAAGTTGTTTAACCAGTTCATCACCTTTTAAACCAGATTCAACTGCTTCGATAACCATTTGTTTAATCAGTTGCAGCATGTCAAGAATTTCAATTAACATGTAACCAGAGATATTTTCATATTCATGGGTACCAGCAATTGCATCTTCAACTCTTGGTAACAATCTCATTTTGAAAGTGTTAAAGTTAAATAATTGGTGGTCGTTTTCTAAACTTTCTTCATCTTCTTCACTTAGATAATCTTTAAAAGTCATTCTATTCATTTTATAAATCCTTGGTATTCTTCTTAATCCATGTGGCTATTTTTTCATTCTTCCAATACATATCATGTGATTTACCTTCTATGATAATAGCTATGCAATCGGGAGATTCTTTGTTTGAGTAATTCCATTCGACTTGAATATTATCATTAGGTTTAAGAAGTTGTATGTTCTTATCTTTAATGGATTCACCGATTGAAAGTTTACAATAGTTAGAAACTACATAATTCTGAACACCAACAGGCTCATTTTTGAGACTATCGATAAGCTGTTCCTTAGAATTTATGTATTCTTTAAATGTCAAATGTTTGATACTCATATGATTATTTATAAAAGTTTAACACAAAGAACCATTAACACCGTTTGAATGATGTTTATGGTTCAGAATGTTAGTATTTATAAATGTTATTTCTTTAACTTATTGAAACCCCAAGCAGCAAGTAAGGTAGCACCTAAAGTATTTTTTTCCGCAACTTTACCTAGTGTTGGTAACAACTTTGAAGCAACATATCCTGCTACGAAAGGGTTCTTTGCTGCTAAATCTTTTCCTTCTTCAAAGGTGCTTTTAGATATACGACACGGATTAGTTGCTCCTGCTAGTGTTACAGCATCAGCCGCTATGGTTGCTGCACTACAAGCAGCAGCGAATCCATAGAATATGGCGGTAAATATGAATGATATTAGTGCGGGTAGTTGGATTAACACTAAACCTATCACAAATGGTGATGCTAATATCCACATACCAGCGACCAACATAGCAGGGAACCACGTCAATGAAAAGAAGAATCCTTCTAATATTACATAATGATTGTCAGCATAGAGGGAGAAAAATGATACTATACTCATGAACACTAATCCTAAAGCTATGTGAGTGGTTAATAACACTATGGTTAGTATGAATGTTATCACTAATATCACAATATCATAATCTTGAAAAAATCTGATGGTAGCTGTTTTGTATTTTTGCTTGTATTTTCTTTCTGCGATATTTAGCTCTTCTTCCCTGTTCACCCTAACAAACTGTTCGACATCAAATGGAGCAACCCATGCTGGAACCGGAGTGTTATCAACCCTCACTGCGGTTTCATGCAAAACATGTTTAAGTGTAGGTATTTCACCGGAAGCTTCAATATCTTTAACTGACAAATATTGGGGTCGAGCTTTAACTTGTTCAACCGCTGTACTTGGTTCTGATACTATTAGGTGGTTATAACCAAACACGCCAGCCCCAACTATTAACCATAACCCTGTTAGTATTTGAAATTTATTCCACATGATATTCACCTCTTGATTGTGTTAGATATATTTAATCACATTTCACGGTTAAAAAATGTTAACCGTGTCTCATTATAACACCCAAACCTGATTTCCGCAATCATAAATTTTTCTATAACCATTCATCTTCATGTTTTCATCTGCGGTCAAAGCCGAATCAAAATTTTCTAATACATTGTTTTGTTTGTGTTTTTGGAACTTGATACGAGATTCCAACTTCATTTGATTACTCTTAAAATACCAGAAATTTGGTGAGGAATCATGTGTATGAGTAAATCCGAGCTGTTTGTATAAATTACCATCACTTCTACGTTTATCTGCATATGAAATAATCTTACCGTGATGTGAACGCTTAAATGCCTTTAATAAACGGGATGCACCACCCACTATCGAATAGTTTGTTAAATTACAAAACCTCAATAGTTCCCAATCATATTCTTTGTTAAATCTGGATTTACCGAACGTCATCAATGATACCAACACATTATCGTGATATAAACCGATATTGGTACGTGATGGACAATCACCTTGCAAATGATTATTCTCTAAAAACAAACGTTTATCTGAATTAGAAACTGATTTAACCTCACAGTTCCGAGCGTATAAACGTGTAGAACGTCCAAGTTTATTAGCTATGATTGATTTCCATATTTTCTGTTTGATTGAGTCAAGCCATTCGTTTTCAAAGATATGCAACAAATGAATGCCCTTGGCTGAACACATATCGGTTTTCTTTAAATGATAATTTTTGTCGTTAAGTTTGTCATGACTATGCCAATACAAACCATCAATCTCAATTGCTAAAGAAGGTTCTTCACAGAAAATGTCAAGTTCATAAGGTGATATAACACTTCTTGTGTTGGTGATTGTAGTAGTTAAAGACGATACGAAATTAGAAATGTGTGTTTCTAATGAGGATTTTTGATTATCTTTCTTGAAAAGTCCAAGTGATACCGCTCTACGAATAATAGACTTCAACGCTATGTTCTGCTCCTTAGCTATTTGGGAGCATGATTTAGCAGAAAGTTCTTCAGCTAACCAATTATTATCATTGATTTTGGTGTATAATTCTTCTACTTCTTGAACTGTCAAATTTCCCTTGATAGTTCGTTTAAAATATTCCAATGTCTTTGTGTATGATGTTTTTCCGTATAACGTATCGCATGTTTCTTGGAATTTTTTTCTATTGTTATATGATTTATCTCCATATTTCTCAGCTTTAGTGTTTGAAGATTTATCTTTAACGTCTTGTGATTGAAATGGATTTTTAACCCCACGTTTTAAAATGTTGGTAGCTTCTGATTTTTGTCTTGTTTCTGTAGATTTGATATTACATTTATGACAATATTTTACATATGATTTTGTTGGTTTAGACCAAGATACTTTATCCCCACATTCTTGGCATTTTACTATGGCAATTATTTCATTCTTCCAATACCATAATCTTTCAGTTAGTGAAATTTTTTCTGGTAAAAATGGCGTTTCTATTTTTAAGAATGTTAGCTCTTCTTTAGATAATCTAAGTTTGTTCTGATTCGCTATACGTGATAGTATTTCTTCTTTCACTTTAAAAACCAAACCTGATTCCCACAATCATAAATTTTACGGTATCCGTTATTATACATATTTTCACTCTCAGACAGTACCGAATCAAACTGTTCTAAGAGTGATGATAACTTATGCTTTTGATATTTGACTCTGGATTCTAACAATATATCACCGTTTTTAAAATACCAGTAATTCGGTTTAGAATCGTGGCTGTGAGTGAAACCAAGTTGTTTGTATAGATTACCATCACTTCTACGTTTATCTGCGTAAGAAACAATACTACCGCTCTTCATTGTTCTAAAACACTTTAATAAGCGTGATGCACCTCCAATAACTGAGGTATTCAACACATTGCAGAATCGTAATAACTCCCAATCATATTTCTTGCTAAATCTGGATTTACTGAATGTCATTATAGATACCAATTCATTATTATGATACAAGCCAACATTAACAGATGAAGGACAATCCCCTTGAAGATGATTGGCTTTTAAAAACTCACATTTTTGAACGTTTGAAACTGTTTTTATCTCACAGTTACGAGCGTATAAACGTGTAGATTTTCCTAATTTGTTTGCTATGATTGATTTCCAAATTGATTGTTTGATTGGGTCTAGCCATTCATTTTCAAAGATATGAAATAGCTGAATTCCTTTGGCTTCACATAATTCTGTTTTGTTTAAGTGATAATTTTTGTTTTCTGATAACATATCATAAGAAGAATGCCAAAAAATACCATCATATTCAATAGCGATTTTTTTAACTTCGCACACAATATCAATTTCTAAAGGTTTAATTAAATGTCTATCGTTATTAGTAATTTTAGTTATATTAGAACAAAAATCAGACACTTCACGTTCACCGTTACTTGATGTATGTGGGTAACAAACCGCACACCTCATATATGGGTGGAAAGTTGTTCTTTCTGTCCCGCATGTTTTACATGAAAATGTGATTAATTTAGTATTAAAATATTCATCAGGAGTGGTTAATATGTTGATTTCGTTAAATTTTAGTTTGATTGCATCAATGAAATGTTTTGTTTTTGTCTTTGCTGATGTGATTGCGGTTTCTTGGTATTTCGTTAAACCATTTTCTTGAATTCTTGATTTGTTTTCTTTAGTTTTTTGACCTCGTTCTTCTGCTAAGGTCAATCCAGTAGATAAATTGACTGTGTGGACTGTTTTTTTAAGTTTATCAGCGTTTTTTTGGTATATTGAAGTACCATCGTCACCTACACGATTCATGGTTTTAGCTGTTTTAACCGCTATTTCTTGGTATCTGTTTTTTCCTGTTATGGGATTAATTTTGCGCATTCTAATGTCCTTTGCTTTTTTCGCGCACTTGGGGCATAAAATTTTGTTTCCCCTACATTGTTTAACTTTAAATTTCAATAAAGTAGAAAATGTGTGTTGACATTCTAAACATTCATATTCACAAACATCATTAGTAGTTTTATATTCAGTTAGTAATGATATGCCATTACATTTTAACAATTGTGTTATTTCATCTTTTGATAGTCTCATTATATAATTATAACATAATTTAGGGCATAAAAAAAGGGTGCTTATAAAAGCACCCTTTTTCGTGTTGTTTAACCGACTAAACTTAGCTAAATTGTAAGTTGTCGATTTGGATTTTACCGTAGTAATCCGCTGAGTTGCCCAATGAAGACTGCGTATCAGTAAAAGTAGTTTTACCGTAACGAGTCATTAAACTAACAACAGGTTGGAAAGTTACTGGGTTAACAACAACACCAGAACTCATGATAGGGATGTAAGGACACAAGAAATAACCTGTATCTGTTTCACCATTACCACCTTTATAACCAACTAAAATGCTATCAACGTTTGCTAATGCACCAGGTTGGTTTTGGTTCCACATGTAAGAATAAACTTTGATTGAACCGTTTAAAGTACCAACTAACATTGAATTGTTAGGACCTTTGAAAGAACCGTCAATAGCAGGAGCGAAAACAGATTTTGCAGCAGATTGTAAAACAGATACAATCATTGGCGATACAACAATCCAGTTAGCAACACCACGACGTGTTTTACGTCCGATTTCGTTAGCAACTCTGTTGATAACAACACCCAAGTTAGCGAAACGGTCACCGATGTATGCAGGAGCGTAAGTTGCGCCAGCAGTTGCAGTGTAATCCCACGTATCAACTGTACCAGCTAATGCGTATAAGTCATTGATGATTTCAGCGTCAATTTCTTGCGTGATTTCAGCAGACAATGCTTGAGTCATTTCAGATTCAACATCTAAACCGTGCTGTGCATTCATATCTTGCATAGCTTCGATTGTCCAACCAGCTTGTAATTTACGAGTTTTAGCTTCAACCGCTTGAGAAACGATTTCAAGACCCATTTTACGACCACCAGAACCTTCAATGTATGAACCAGAACCACCATATAATGGACCAGCAGCACCTAAAGCACCTGTAGCAGCAGCATCTAAAGATGATGCCCAACCTTCACCACTTGTAGCAAGAGCGTCGATTGCAGCAGGAGAACCCGCGTCAATCCCACCAGCACCAGCAGCTTGAGGGTCGTTTGTAAAGTTACCAGTTATACCGTCACCAGCACCACCAGAATAGAACGCACGTAATACAGGGTCGTTACCGAAAGCTTCGTCACCAGCAGTGATAGAATCATCAGCTATTAATGGGTTACCGTCGAAACCAGGGCGTGTTGTTTCAGCCGCAGACTCGTTGTATTTGTAACGTAAAGAGTAAATTAAGCCAACAGGAGCAGACATTGGTTGAACACCAACTAACTCAGTAGCTATTGTACCAGGCATGATTCTTCGAATCATAGGTATCAAGATTTTTCTGAAACCAGCTACATCATGTGCAGATGTCGCGCCAGCAGCAGCTTCTTCTTGTAAAATGTGGTTTTTTTGGTTTTCTAAAAGAGGGTCAACAATTTTAGCCATTTCTGGAGTCAAGCCTTCAAGCAATGCGCTTTTAGTTTCGCCCCAATTTTCAAAAATTTCATCCATTTGATTTCTCCTTGAATTAAGATGATTAATACTTTTTTCTTCCAGACAGTACTTAATTTCCTTCTTCCGAAATAAATGGTGTTTTTTAACCATAAGATTTTAATATAGTTATTAATTTCTTATGCAATTATTTATAAAAATGTCATAATTATTAACAACTTACGAAAAACATTAACCTTATCAATAACTTATGAATGTATGGATTATCTAAATATTTTCTTCCAGACATAAAAAAACCCTGACACTTTTGGGGTGCCAAGGTTTTTCCTTCTCGCTATGGAGTGAGAATTATAAACCAGCTAGTTTACGTAAGTTAGCTTTTGTTGATTCTGACAACTGTGCAGGAACTTCAGTAACAGGAGCTTTAACGCCAGTGTCACCAGTTACTTCAACAGTTTCAACGATTTTGTCTTTAGCTTTAGCTTTAGGAGCTTCAACTTTTTCGTTTAAAGTTTTTTCGCCAGCAGGAGCTTCAGCTTCTTTTAATACACGACCGATGAAAGTGCTATAACCTTCTTCTAATTGTGATGTATCAACGTTACCTAAAATAGCTTCCATAACTTCATATTGACGACCAGAAAGAGGTTTCAATACTTTTTCAAGTTTCATTTCTCTTTCAAGTTTGTTGAATTTGCTTTCAGATTCAGACAATGAAGATTCTGCATCTTTCAAACGAGTTTGAGTTTCAGACAATGTACCTGACAAGTCATCTTCTTTAGCATAGTTAGAAGAATATTCTTCTTGCATAGCTTCAAAGATTTTACGACCAAAGGTATTTTGTTTTTGAACTTGTAAGTCTTCACGTAATTCGATTAACTCAGAGTTTAAACGGATTTCTAAGAAAGAGTCTAATTTTTCAACTAACTCACCTAAATCACTTTTAAGTTCATCACTCATTTGAGCTTTTGCTTCAACAAGTTTAGTAGCATATTCTGCTTCTAAATCACGAAAACGGTTGATGTCTTCACGTAATTCAGCCATTTCTTCAGATAAGAATGTTGTTACTTTAGAATCAACAGCTTCAACTAACGCATCACGCTCAGTAATCCACTGTTCGCTTAATGTAGCTTTAACTTCATTTTCTGTTTCTGTTTTAGCTGATTGAATAGCTTCATCTAATTTAGATGTGAAAGCTTCTGACAATTCAGTTTTTGTATCTTCTGAAAGCACTTCAGCTTCTAATAATTTTTGTAATAATTCATCCATTGTTTGGTTCCTTATAATATGTTTTTTGTTTGTGCTTTTATTTATACTTTTCAATATCTTACCATTTCTAACAATTTAAAATGCAGTAAAAACAATAACATATGAACCAATACCATTATCGTTTCATGATAATGATAAATACATACATATAATAAGGAGAATTTCAATGGGTAGATACATAGCACCACTCTTAGATAATTTAGCAGATGTTACTTTAAGTAACCCTACAGATGGGCAATCATTATCATTTGATGCTGGTAGTGGTGAATGGATAAAGGGTGATACATTGGAGAAAAACGCTAACAAAGATGCAAACAACGGATACGCTGGATTGGACGCTAATGGTGACATAGATACTGGTACGTTCTAATTTAATATCAATCACTTGATAAATTTATAAATACAATTACATTATATAATAATTAACTTTTTGAAAAGGAATATAACATGAAAAAGAAACTACAAGCTATGTTGGAATCTATCATCAATGAAGATGTGGATAAAGCTTCTAAACATTTCCACTCATACCTGTCTGAAATGATTGCGCATGAAACTGGAATGGAATACAAAGACGAAGAGTCTAGCGAAGACCCTGAAATTAGCTCTGATGACGAAGGTTCTGAAGAAAAATCTTGCGACTGTGAATGTGGCAAATCTGATGACGAAAGTTCAGACGAAAGTTCAGACGAAAGTTCAGACGAATATTCTGATGAATCAGAATATTCAAAAGAAGAAATGTAAGAATTTCTAAAAGCTTTTGTAAAGAAAACCGTGTGGGTGAAAACCTCCACGGTTTTTTTATGCTAAGGGTGTTATCATATTAAGATGTATTCAAAAAAATTAATAGAAATCTGTATCATTCGTAAAACTAAACGTGTTGGTAATTTATTACGTGTCGATAGTGAGTTATATAATATTCTACGAGAAGAAACAATTTTTTTACCTATCACCGCAGATAATACCGAACGATTATATTATGTAGAACATGATTTGTATGAGCAGGTTAAATGTCCACATTGTTCCAAACCAACAACGTTATCATATAAAAAGAAGACTTACAAAATTAAGTGTTGCACTGTCAAATGTAGTGCAAACTTTGTTGGTGATGACGGAGTTTCAAAAGCAGCACGAACTGGTTTAAAAAGTGCCATAACAAAATCAAAAATAGATGATACTGGACTAAACATTAATCAAAAAAGTGGAGCTAAGATTTCTAAAACCCTTAATACCATCCTACCGTCTGGGTTAACTAAAGCTCAAGAAATTGGTGAAAAATGTAAAAAAACTATGTTGGGAGTTAATTCGAAAGGAGAGACTTTAGGGAAAACCATTAGAAGAAAATCCATCAATTCAAGAAAAAAACTAAGAAATGATATAGGGATGACAACTAATCAACTAACTGGGTTGAAATCTAAACAAACCAAACATAAAAAATTTTTTAACCAGCTAATAAGCGATAATATCAACGAATTCGACATTATAACAACTATTGATGAATATAAACATAACACTAAAATAAAATACAAATGTTTAAAATGTGAAACTATCAGAGAATCAGTATATCCTTATATAAGATGCCTTAAATGTAATCCTAGAATAGTATCCGATGGTGAACGAGAGATTAATGAACACATTAAATCACTTATGGTCAATACTGAGTGTAATACTCGAAATGTAATCAACCCTTTGGAAATAGATATTTTAATCCAGCAACACAATCTTGCTATCGAATATGATGGGTTATTTTGGCATAACCACAATAAACTGAAAAACAAAAATTACCATCTCAATAAAACCCAATTATGTGAATCTAAAGGCATCCAACTTCTCCATATTTTCGAAAATGAATGGCTTGAACCAACTAAACAGAAAATATGGAAATCAATTATATCAAATAAATTGGGTCATTCCACACGTTTATACGCTCGGAACTGTGAAATCAAAACAGTTAAAGCGACTAAAAAGTGTGAGTTCTTAAAAGTCAATCATCTTCAAGGTGATTGCCCTTCATCTGTTAATGTTGGGTTATATCATAATGACGTGTTGGTTTCATTGATGACATTTGGGAAATCAAGATTTAGTAAGAAATACGACTGGGAACTATTACGATTCTGTAATGGGTTAGATATTTCTGTGATAGGTGGAGCCTCACGTTTGTTGAAGCGTTTTCGAACAATGAAGAGCGGTAGCATTGTTTCTTACGCGGATAAACGTAGAAGCAACGGTAATCTATACAAACAACTGGGATTCGTTCATACCCATGATTCTAAGCCAAATTATTGGTATTTCAAGAATTCCGACAAATTAGAATCAAGAGTTAAATATCAAAAGCATAAGTTATCCGAAAAGTTAGATGACTTTAATCCAAATTTATCGGAGTTGGAGAACATGCACAACAACGGATACCATAAAATTTATGATTGCGGAAATCAGGTTTGGACACTTTATTGATTTGATTTATAAATAGTATTATAAATAGTATTATAAATCATCTTTTGTATAAGGAATGAAAATGGAATTATTAACAGAAGACCTAAATTCAACAGAATCAGGGTTAATTACTGAATCGATTCAAAACGGAGCAAATGTATTCTTATCTGGGATATTCATGCAAGCTGGCATCAAGAATCGCAACGGTAGAATTTACAGCTTATCAGAAATGTCTTCTGAAATTGCTAATGCAAACAAAAAAATACAAGAAACTAACGGTATCATGGGTGAATTAGACCATCCTAACAACCTTTCTATCAACCTAGCTAATGTTTCGCACGTTATTACAGAATTAGGTATGAACGGCAACAACGTTATGGGTAAAGCTAAATTATTAGAAACTCCAATGGGTAAAATTGCTAAAGAGTTAATTAACTCTGGTGTAGCATTAGGTGTATCAAGTCGTGGTGCTGGTAATGTTACTGAAAGTGGTGATGTAAATGGATTCAACTTTTTAACAGTTGACATCGTAGCAACACCAAGCTGTGCTTCAGCGGTACCACAATCAGTATTCGAAGCTTTAGATATGAGCAGAAACGGTAAATCAGTTTTAACTTTATCTGAACAGGTTAAAGATGATATAGCAGCTCAGAAATATTTCAAAGATGCTATAATGAAATTCTTAAACGAAGGCATGTTAGCTAAAAAATAACTAATAATCGACCTTTGTTTTCTTATGGGGGTATTTCGCCTCTTTGTAGAATTTGATACGTTCACCTAAATGACGTTTTGAATACTTCAAATCAGACGAAATATCCCACGCTAAGAGATAATCTTTATCGTTCGCTTTACGTAATCCACGCCCAATTGTTTGAAGAGTTCTAATAAAACTCTTACCTAAATCAATCATAACCAAGTTATAAATTCTGGAAATGTCAATACCAGTCCCAGCACAATGCACTGTAGCTATAACTATGATACCATCATTATCTTTGAATAAATCGTATATCGCTTGACGGTCGTCAACTTTATCTTTGCCGTGAACAAAATATACATGTTCCGTGTCAGTGCGACTCATTACAGCTTTAGTAAGTTTTTTACCAAACGCTACACTATCAACTAACGCAAAAACGTTACCATTGCCCACCAGTGAACGATTTACTAATTGTTGTGCAATGTAATCGGTTCGCTTTGTATTGCCCCGTATGAACGATTTCTCAGCGTTGTAATCGATAAAGTATTTGGTTTTCCACTGTGAATATGATAATGGTTTAAATCCAACTTTAAGACTTTCAACATATTCTCGATATTCTTCATGGAAATCTTCAGTCAATTGTGTGATTTCAATTTCCAATCCAGCCAAATGACCAGCAGCTATTAACTCGTGTGATGGTATTTCATGCTTGACATTACCTAACACACCTAGAATAGTTTGTTTATCTAAATCAGGCTTGGGAATAGTGGCAGTAACACCAAAGCGGTATTGTATGTGTCTACCCGTAACGGATAACAAGTCTTTAACAACTTTTGATTTGGCACCGTGGCATTCATCAACAAGTATCATTCCAAACTCAGCAACAAATTGTGGTATGTTTTGCAGCGTTTGCCATGTAGCAACGATAACATTATTCTTGGTGTCTTTAACTTTACCGGAAAATTCACCAACATCTAAACCACAATCTTCCAAGCCTTTTTTAGTTTGCTTAACCAATGATGTGCTTGGCACTATCACTAAACAGTTCTTGCCTTTTTGATTGAACACATATGCCAGCGCAGCAGTGATGATAGTTTTACCAGCACCAGTCCCAGCCACACCTATACCACCAGCCCAACCACTCAATAAAATGTTAACCATTTCAACTTGGTAATCACGTAATATGATTGGTGTACCAAATTCAGGGTGCAATACATGAGATAATAGGTTTTTATCTATCGGTTCAAATGTTAAGGTCTTTCTAATTCTGCGGTCATCTATTGTTAGCTTAACGCCCAATTCATCAACCAACACTGGTATAATTTGGGGTAAGAAATTTATAAAGGTGCAACCATTCTTATCGAACAATGATATTTTACCATCCCACATTCCAAGTTTAACCTTGGCACTAAACATAGCACCAGGAACTTCATAATTGAACATGTTATAGAAGTGTTTAATTATTTCACCGTGAAGATTATTGAACTTGCAGTTTACTTCATCTAATAGGATTAAGTCGCATTTCATTTCGCTATACTAATGTTGTTATTAATTATCGTGTTAGGATTTACAATAACAGGTTCGACATATTGTTCATAGACCTGTAAAGAATTTAGTGTGTTTTGTAATATCTGCTCCAATTTACCAGAAGAAACACAATTAACATCAAACTTCCCTATCGTAATAACATTCCTACCAAACAACTTATTATCATGCGTTAATACCTCTGTCTTACGACCTTTAGTCTGGGTAGATGTGATTAGCGTTCGTGTTGATATATCAAAAATTATTGAACTGACAATCATAGTTTTGGAGACATTAGTTTTGAATACACTTGACGTTACCGAGGCACTAACATGATTACTAGTATTAAAAGTATCTCTGTGATTTTCTCTAAGCACCGTGAACTCATATTGTTTATTAATAGGGTTGATGTTATAAATTCTACCATCGTCATTAATTATATACTTATCACACGATATTGCATCACTAACATAATTTATTTTATATTTTATTATTTTGTTATCTTTATCGGCTTCGACTTTATCATGATGTTGCATCACAAACGCATAATAGCTATCCCAAGTGTCATCAAAAGTGCTATCGAACGATAAAGACACCCTCATAGGAGGTGTAGGTGGTAAATTTATCACATATACTGTTGTCGGTTTGGCACATGATGTTAAAAATATGCAGAATATGGTTATGAGTATTTTTTTCATTATAATAGGGTTTGCTCGATGTGTTCAATCAGTAGGTCGTTAATATTTCTTAAAGCAAAACCTCTTGCCTTATACGCTTCAAGAATATTAGCAAATAATCCATGACGTTCTTTCACTTCTAAGAGTAAAATTTGTATGTCAAGATATGCTTCATCATCATCAAACATTTTTTCACGTTCCCTATCGGTGAAACTGTGATTGCTGTTTTCAATGAGGTTTTTATGTAGAAAGGTTTTGCGCTGTCTAAGCTTAATCTCCACGAATTCCATTAAGACTTTAGCTTGTACCGCACAATAACCGTATTTGACTATACCTGTGGCTTGGTCAACGTTGACTTCTTTAACGGTTCTGTTATCTAAACCTATGTCAGCTAAGACGCTTTCATCTTCTAAGATGGCATCCCATGCTTTCAATGCAGCAGGAATCAAAGCAAGGTCGTTGTTGATTTGTTCTAATATTCTCATTCGTGTTATTTATAATATACAGATATGCTAATATTACAACATATTTGTCAGAAGTTGTATAGTGTTTTTATGACAAAATTAGAGGGTTAGAACCGTGGGGTTACACTTCTCAGTGTTGATTCCTATTAAAAAGAGAGCAACCCCCACCAAGATAGGGGTAAACAACATTGATAGAATGAAATATCCGAAAAAGTTCCTATGTAAACTATAAGCGTATATACCTATTACCGCACAACTTACCAACCAAATTATTGTCATGACAATTCCCATCGTTTAAATGGGATATTATATCACACGTATTCGGATTCTTCAACAGTGCCTAATGAAAGTGAATCTTTAGCTATAGGAAACGAAACGTGAATCTTATATTTTGCATTGAAATCTTCTTGAGGTCTGAATGATATTAAAATATCAATCATCTTACCGCTTTCTTCTAATATATTCTGAATATACTTGGTGGTGGTTCTATTGGTCATAATAACTAAACCAGCAGACATACCAACATCTAAAAGTTGCTCTACATCCTTATTGAAATCAGTATTATATAAATCAGTAAAGCTAACTTCATGATGATTGGATATACTGGTTTTCTTCTTATGTATATCATAACTCATAGCGTTTTCGTATATCAACACACCAAAGTCACTTCGTTGAATGAATTTGTTTAATATTGTTGGTATTCAACACGTTGTAAACTTATTTAAGGAACTGGTTGTAAAGTGTTCTTAACTTTAATCCAACGGCAAAGAGTGAACACCGAACTTAGCTTCTTCAGTAGTTTCCCACATCAAATCTTGCATTTCCATTAGAACGTTGGCAGCAAGTTTAATGTCTGGTTTCTTAGGAAGGTCAGTCTTCTTGTACCATTCTTTAATTTGACCGTCCATACTATCAGCATAAGCGATTAGTTCATCATAAGTCATAGAACCATGACGAATGGCTAATAACTCTTCAGCATCAGGACGTTTGACCAACACTTCACCAGTCTGTAATATTTCCAGACCAGTTCTTAACAATCGAACATTATGTGAAGCCGCTTTATAATCCATAGTCCCGTCAACTTTATATCTTTTTTCATTTTTTTGGTAAAACCATTCCCAAAATTTGTTATGTTCACCTTTATCAAATTTGTAGGTTTGTTTATCGAAACGAATAATAGCTAACGGAGTTGGTAATTCACTTCTATCACCATCAAATGCGGTATTCAAACTATGTGAATTATCAAAAACAGTATAACCTTCCATCTGATATAAGCCATAATTTTCATCACCGTATGGTATCAATCTGTGATTATTCTCATAATTTTCAATATTAAAACTGTTGTTTAATTTTTTCTCTTCACCGAACCATTGTATAAGTTTAACATAATTGGTCTGTAAGGGTCTTATCGCATCATGTTTTCTATCGTGTATGTTTCTTAGCTTCTCGGTAACCATCTTTATACCCCTTTCTTAATTTTGATAAATTTCTATCAGTTAATATGATTTTTTTGTTCTTGATGTTATCTTCTATTATGTCATTTTCGATTACATAAATCAAATAATTTGCAATCTCTTTGTACCCACACAACACACAATCAATTTTTGGGTGTGCTTTTTCCAGTTCAGCGAATTTAATCTGAACTACTGTGTTTGACTGCATTTTTTCTGGTTTTATTTCAAAAAGTTTTTTGTTGGTGTGGTCAAAAAAGTCAGGAACATAGGATTTGACTTCGTTATTATATTCATATTCGACTCTAAACCTTTTTGTTTCCGCAGATATTACCGAAATATTAGTGTAATCCCAATATAACAAATAAAACAATTCCAACGAACTTCTAAAATACAATTTGTTATAATACCCAAACACACCTCTTCCTACCTTATTTGATGGTGATTTACCAAACATAGGGTTTAACTTCCCTTTTAACCCCCTATTGGGGAATTTTCTACCGAACAATGGGTTGTTTGCGCCATATAACCCATTGTTCCAAGGCGTTTTTCCAAACATAGGGTTTTTATCGCCCAGCTTACCTATACGAAGTTTTTTCTTCGTGATGTTGGTTCGAACTAACCCACGTCTACTATTAGCACTTTTTTCTCTATGTGTTTCAGTTTGCGCTAACCCTTTGAATTGTGCTGAAACCCTAGATTTTGTTTCTTCTGAATGACAAAAACAATAGTGCGAACAATATTTTGAATACCCGTCATTCCATATAACATCAGTTCCACAATAACATTTCGGTATACTATTTGTCAAATGCTTAATATGCCACCATCGTCTAGATATAGAAACATCATTATCCAGAAAAGTAGTTGCCTTTTTAATCTTCCCTATTAACTTATTCGTTTTTGGGTTTTTTAACAAAGGGGAATTAAGTTTACCATCCTTTCGTATCAATACTTTTTCAATTTCGTCTTTTAACTCTTCCATGACCTTTCATTCCTTTATAGCGAGTTAAAGTATTTATAATCTTGATTCAAAATATTTATAAAAATTGTCACCAAATTCTATCTTAATATCTTCTAAATTCATTTCACCCTCATTATACAATTCAAAAATTTCTTTAAATATAACATCTAATTCGTTCAATTTGTTAGATTGTTTGTTATAATGCGTATGTCTTTTAATTTGTGAAAATGCGTAGCCAGTGTAAGTGTGCGCTACTTTAGAAGAAAGAAAAGCATATCTATTTTTCTTCAATAAATCATAAACACCTTTATCATCAACGAATAACACATCAGCATCATCCATCCATAAAGTTTCTACAATATTAGGGTTATTTTGAAGCAAAAGCTTCATAAAATGAGTACCCTCATAGAACTTGGTATCTTCTTCATCCTGAATAGTGCATTCTTCAACTTTGAAAAATGGTGTTCTAATGTTAATGGGGTCAGCTAAGAACACACCACGTATGTCAACATCAGATTCAGCGGTAGCCATACCATAAGCATGGGAACCGGACATATGTTTCACTATCATGTTTTTCTTAACCAATTCTAATGGTTGTAATATCTCAATCATTTCTCTTCCAAGCGTGTTTTGATGTGTAATCGTGGAACCGTATAAACAGTTCCACCTTATATAACGTTAAAGCCATTAACGGATGGGCTATAATATCATGTATTAAAGCCCAAGGCAAGGACTAGTCGAAGACTACACAGCATTTATTAGGGTCTTTCTTCATTTGCGAAGTATATCACAGTTTTTTAAAAATTTAAAAGCTATTATACACATAACGATTATTTTAAAAACGGTGAAGAAAATGTTAGATTTTATTTTTGTATTATTTGGTGGGTTAAATTTGGATGAAGTTTTCAACTTGGTATTCATTTTTCTATCGATTGTGTTAGCAATAACATTTAAAATATCAAAAGATATTGACAAAGAATGGGAAGAAGAGGATAATTCGCAAATCATAGAAATATTTGAACGAACACCAGATGACAAACATCATATTTGAACTCTCTGAAGGGGCAAAACCCAAAGACCCTACTAAGCAATGTAAAGGGTTAATCTTTCGAGGGAAGCGCAATGCCTTTATCAGTGGTAGAGGTGATTACGTGTATACCGAACGTATGGCACTTCTAAAGCGCAAATCGTGTAAAGGGTGTGAAAGGTGTGGGTATATGATGGAAGAGCTTGAAGAGTTCTTAAGTAACGATTATCTACCTATTATACCAACGCATTTAGAAAATGGTCAACTATATAAGTTAACCGTAACTAACATTTCAAAAGATTGGGAAACCGGAATAGTAGATGATTGGGATTTAGAATTTATTAAATATATTGAGAAAGAAGATGGACGATAAAACTTTTGATGGTAATATCTTTGGTATCGCATTTGGTGTGGTTATTATGTTGATTTATGTTATAGGTATATACATAATAACGACTTGCGATAAGGTGGGATGATATGATAATATTAATACATTCAATCATGAGTGATTATGATTATAATAAGATGACAAAAAAATACAGAACTTTAATGATACTCGATGCGATAGTAGAAAGTGTTATTATTGGTATGTTCATTGTTTTTTCGTGTATAGTATAATTGATTAAAACTTTACAAGAAATTAATCCTGATTATAAACTCCCAGCTTCTACATCAACATGGCATAAAATAGTGATTTCTGTTGCGTTAATCGTATATTTAACCACCATCTTGCTTCTGTGGAAACCAAGATGGGATTGTTTGTGTTGTATCAATAAAAACGCTTATTTTCTTAAACTGGGTCAATAATCCCGACACCGTTAGCTGGTATAGTATCCCCGAACATCACAATTGCACGTCCTGTTATCGCAGTAGAAAACGTTAACACTATCACATTAGTATCTGTAGGTGTTACTATATCAGGTATAATCAATTCATTAGCATCGTTGTAGACTTGCAAAATGACGTTTTCTTCTCCTAAATTGTGGGTAACAGTCCACGTAATTGATGTTGTTTCTTGTTCATGGATATATGTGTCAATGGACGCTGTTAAAGGAATCCAGATTGGGTCAGTTGCATTCAAGGCTACCGCCATATATAATGCATTGTTTTTGAATACTATTGAACCTAATGTAGCATCAACAGGAAAACTTATTTCCTGTTCAAATACCAAGTTTTGTATTTCGTTATCTTTTAAATTAATATTACCGTGAAAATCCATTTTTAGTCCTTTATGTTTATATTGGTTCTAATAAACCAACACCAGATTGAGGCATTAAATCACCAAACAACACAATTGCTGTTCCAGCTTGAGCGGTGTTGAACGTAACAGCCATAACATTATTGGATGTTGGGACAACATTATCGGGAATTAACATTACTCCATTGCTATCATAAACTTGCAATAATGGTATAGTTGTATTGAGATTATGCGTTACCGTCCACGTAGTTGATGCAACTGCTTCTGTATGGACAACCGTATCAATCTTATTGGTTAAAGGTAACCACACCGGAATTAAGTTATTAATCGCTACACACATGTATAATTTCGAATCTTTAAAAACAACACGACCAACAATTGGTGTTATTGGGAAATTTTCTTCTGTTTGAATAACCATGCGTTGCATTTGGTTTTGTCGTAAATTTATATTACCATAAAAATCCATTATTGGCTCCCCCCTTCTATCAATCTAGCGAAACCAGATTGTGCGGTAGGGAATGAAATCGTTACCGTATTAGAATCCGTTTCTACCGTAGATGACGGGAACGCTTTTTCTAATGTCCCAAGGTTATCAATAATAACGTCTATTGCCACGCCAGCGGCATTCATATTGTGTGTAATAGTCCAAGTGGTAGCAGCTACCGCCTGTGTAAAATTATAGTCAGCCATTTTTTATCCTTAAACTAAAGTTGCTTTACCGGGTTGAGCCGTTGGGAAAGAAACTGTGCAAACTAAAGCACTGGTCGCTGTCACTGTTTGTGGTATAACTTTTTCACCGCTAATCCAAACATCTATGATTGGTTCAGTTGTATTCAAGTTATGTGTGATAACCCATGAAGTCGCAGCAACAGCTTGTGTGTGTTGATGCGTTCCTGAAAGTGGTTGTAATGTCATAATATTATGTCCTTATATTTTATGATATTTTTATGATATTTTTATGATAAACGTAAAACTCCGGTTTGCGGTGAACCAAAAGTAACAGTGATTTGAAAAATACTGTCATAGATAACATTTGCTGGTTGCACTTCATCACCACCAATATAAGCTCTAACGATAGGGTAATAACCCAAATTATGTCTAACAACAATCGTAGCTTGAGAAGAAAAACTTTTAGCGTATGCAACTTGGTCTGGTGATAATACCCCTATACCATCAGTAGGAATTTCATCACTACTCATAATAATAGCTTTACCTGTTATAGCAGTACTAAACGTGATAGTTATTTGCTGCACACTTGTTGAAGTAACCGTATCGGGTATCATTAACTTATTATTTTCATCATATACTTGAACTACCGGATAATTAGCAGTTAGCTTGTGGTTAATGACCCATGAAGTTGCAGCACCAGCTTGTATATGTTTATATGTGTTGATTGTATTGGTTATTGGAATCCAAATCGGTAAAGCCCCATTAAGAGCAACACACATATATAACGTAAAGCCCTTGAATACCATTCGTCCTACTACTGGACTAGACGGAAAATCCGTTTCCGCTCCAAATGCTAATTTGCGCATTTGATTTTCTTGCAAGTTAATATGTCCGTGAAAATCCATTTATATTATCCCTTTCGAATTAGTAATCGGAGCAAACTTCACGCTTGCTCCGATAAATTTACAAACTTACTACTTATACAGCAGCTAATCCGTATGCACCCATTACAACAGCAGTACCAGCAATGGCAGTGTTGAATGTGATTGTTGTTACAGAAGTGCTTGTTGCAACAATAGATTGTGGAATGATAACTGAATCAGCAGCATCATAAACTGTTACGTTTACGAATTTTTGATTCAAGTTATGTGTCACAGTCCATGTTGTTGAAGACGCTTGTGTGTCAACAAATTGCATTTGACGTGGTGTATAATTAGTACCATCAGATACCAATACTTGACCAGCAACAGTTGCTAATGCAGTAACATCAGTTAAATCGCTTGTGTCATGATTTGCAGCTTCACCAGGAACCCAGTTAGAACCGTCCCAGATTAACGCATCACCATTAGAAGGTGCTAATGTAGTTGTGTCAACATCAGTTAAGTTATCGATAACAGAGTTTAATGTAACTGTAACTGTGTTAGTTGCAGAAACAACAGTGTCAACACCTGTTCCACCAGCGATAGTAACAGTTTCACCTAATGCAGCATCTTCAGCAACGCCAGTATCAGCAGCAACAGTTAATGAATTGTTAGTTAATGCTGCGTTTGGAATAGCTGTTAAGCTTAATTCACCAGTGTCGATAACTAAACCAGAAGCAGCTTTTAAGCTAAGACTCAATGCAGTTCCAGAACCACCCTGTAAACCATCACCAGCGATTGAAGAATTAACCTCAGTTGCCGTGATACCACCAGATGAAACTTTAACACCAGTTGCAGACATTGTTAATGTAGAACCGTCAAGTAATACTCTTAATTTAGCACCTGTTAATACACTATCAGCACCACCAACAGTATCAGATAAACGTAAGCCACCATCAGTGAATAAATCGATACCAACTTCATCAGTAGGTAATGCAGCGATACCAGCACCTAACTGAACGTCTAAAACGTTTCCAGTTAATACTAAACCAACACCATCAACGATAGCAGATGTTCCAGAGAAAGGAACCCAAGTTACAGCATCAGTATCAACAGTAGATACAGCAGAAGTCATGTTATAAGCAATATCAGCATTCGCTGTTCCGCCTAATACGAATGTAGCAGCACCATTGAACTCGTCAATAGGTGAAGTAGAATCCATATCAGTAACACGAATCCATGCGCCAACAGCAGCAGTATAGATACCGTTTTGAGCAGGTAATGTTTGGTCTTTTAATAATACACGGTCACCAGCAACAGTTGTTACACCATCAATAGTTAATAATGTGCCTGTAGCAATAACAACATTTGCAGTTGAAGCAGCAACAACAGGATTTTTCCAAGACATACCAGCGATTAAGTTATCAACATACAATTTGTTTGTTGCATCAGTTGTTCCAGAAGGAGCAGCTAAACCAGTAACAACAAAAGAACCACCCATGTTAAGGTTGCCTGTCATTGTATCACCAGCTACATCAACAAAAGTTGAATCAGCAGTACCAGTTGAATAAACATCCATTGCAGTACGAGCATTAGCAGCAGTAGTGTCAACCCATTGACCAACACCGTTGTTTACTAAGAACTCATTGTTAGCAGCAGACGTGATTGTAACATCAGTCAAATCATCTAATACAGAACCAACAGCCGTTATAGCAGCGGATAATTGTGTGATGTTAACTTTAACGTTGTTTGTTCCATCATATAACGCTAATAGGTCAGTAGCACTTGGAGTGCCAGCTTCAGCCGTTAAACCAACAACATCTAATCCAACAGTAGGATTACCAGAAACACCATTACCATTAACAACAGAAAGACCTTCATCACCAGCAACAACAGAAGCAGTTAATGTGCGAGAAGCGTATGTGTCAGCAGCAGTTCTAACTAAGATACCATCAGCAGCAGCAGTTACAATGTCTAAATCTTGGATTACTTTAGTTAAAGTAGTTTTTTGAGCTGTAACAGTTGCAGCATCACCAGAATCAGAAACGATTAAGTAATCAGCACCAACTAAAGTAGCAACAGTTGTAGCTAAATCGGTAGGAGTTAAATCGAAAGTTACCGCATCTAAAGCAGCAGTTGTTTGGATACCACCATTAGTAGCACCTAATAAGCTTGCTGTATCTGAAACAGTGTCAGCAACAATTGAAGTTCCAACATCAGTTAAGAATGTTTCATAAGCGTTACCACCGATAGTAGCAGGAGCGATTGGACCCCAATCAGTACCATTCCACTGTAATAAATTACCAGTAGCTAAAGATGTGAAACCAGTGTTATCCCAGTTTGTACCATTGAAAGCTAATAAATCACCATCAATCGCGCCAGAAGTTGTCGTAGCAACTGTATCTGTTAATTCAGCTAATGAATTAAAACCTTCAATCGCAGCATCTAATTGTGATAAAGCGTTTGCTAAAGATGTTGAACTAGTAACGTTTGTTAAAGCATCTAAAATAGCTCCATCATACGTACCGTTGGTGGCGAATATACCACCAGAAGCAGTTTCAATAGCGTCAACTTCTGTTTGAAGTCCACCTAATCCACCACCAGTACTAAACTCAACCCACTGTGTTCCATCATTGTAGAAAAATGTTGATAGTGTAGTATCAAATACCAACTGACCAGCAACATTACCTAAATTGGTACGAGCAACCGTAGTTAAGTTTTCTATCACCGCGTTTTGAAGCTCACCTGCTCCTAACGTGTGAAATTTTAAATCACCATTAATAATCATATAAATTTCTCCTTGAAATATGAATAATTTTTGTTTTGAATAAATCCAGACAAAGTAAATCTGTCATGCTTATATTTATAAATATCTCAAGTAAAATAAAAGCAAAACTACCAATAAAGCTAAAATAATAAATTTAAAAGAAGACAATTTTAGCAGAACCCGCCTGTTCAGCCCCGAATGTAACTATAATCGAGTCTTCATCGAGTAGCTGGACTTCATCTGCAAATAAAAGCAAATCATTTTCATCATAAATTTGACAAATCAATCTTTTCGTGTTAGCGTTGTGAACAATGAACCATGTTAATAATGGTGTCGCTTGAATATGTTCAAACCCTTTAACGTTCCCTGAATTACCAGAGTTGTTTCTTTTTGTAGCAACTATATCACCAGAAGTTTTATCAAGATATAACGCAACTAAATTTTGTGTAGCCATCTTAATTCTCCTATTGCAGCTTTATAAGCTGTGTGATGTTGACTAAAATCGTGTTATACGACACGACCGTTCCTATTTCCTGAACGGAAAAGGCTTGAGGTACTACCTCAGTCACTTCCCCTGTTTCACCAACAAAAAGTTTAGTGCCAACGGGAATAGTCCACGTCCATAAATCATTCTGAACGTATCCATGTGTTATAAATGTTCTTGCTTCTCCAACGTGCATATCTTCAGCAGCGATACCCACACAATTAGAATTTAAAACATTGTTCTTTGCCAATTCAATCTCATTATAATCAGAATAACCAACACAATAGAATCTAGGAATAAATTCTCTTGCTTGTGCTTCCGATATTTCGTTTTCTAATTTAAAGTTAACAACACGAGAAAACTGTGAGCTTAAAGCCGATTCAGTTGTTATGAATTCACCTCGACCAAAACGGTCAAACTTCTTAACAGCATTTTGTTCATCATCATATAAGATTAAACCCGTGTTGTTTGATGTATTTAGACCAGCTTGAGAACCAACACTGTAAGGTATTAACACCCCACCATCATCTAATTTAGCAGCAAATACTCTAAGTTTTTCTACATATCTTGCGCCTGTGAAGACCATCATTTTTTTTGTTGCTAGATTAAACCAATGTCGGTCTGCGGCTGCGGCTGGCTGATTGTGACTATCAACTGGGGCAATATGAGTGATGCCGTATGTTCGAACACCTGTTATAATGTTCATATCCCAATACAACCATTGGTCTATTGGTTGAAATGGAGCTGCCCAAGCGTCAACTTGTGTTACGTTTTCTTCGAACAGGTAATTAGTTTCACCATGCGCGAACGTAATTACTGTTGGGTCAGGTGCTACGTTTAACGTAACCCCTGTGGCTGTTAGTTGCAGAAACGTTGGATTATTGCTAATATCCGTCTGATAGCGAACTATACCTTGTCTAAATGGTAATTTCATCGTGTTTCCTAATATATTTCTTAGTATTTATCATTATCTGTTGAGATGGAACGTTTCAATTGTTTCATCAAATCCACCCATATCGAAATATTTGTAGTCTAAGGAATCTACAAGACTTCCAGCTTCAACCAATGCAGCATATGTGTCTTCGGTTACAGCTAAGTTTATTTCGTCTGCCAACGATATAGTTATAGGTAATATAGTTGCAGACTCGACAAATCCACCAGCAGTATTCGTAGGTAAATCAGTCGTTAATGTTACAATTGTGTTAATACCATTGAAAAAAGATGATAAAATTGTGTATATTCCAGCATTGTCAACAAAACCTAATATGTTTATTTCAATGTTGGTTTGTAAATCAGCTACCGCATTGCCACGAACTACCAACGTGTCCAATGTAGGAACATCTAAAATCATATATTGGAACCATTCAGTAATATCACCCCATTCAAACAATAAATCTTCTGAGAAAGTTGTTTGTGATGAATCTGTAGGAGGTATAACACTCTCTTGCTGAGTTATTGAATCAGAAACAGTAGAATATATGGTTTCGTTAGAATTAAAAGTTAAATCAATTCGATAAGGACCAGCCCAATAATAATCTACCAACAATATGTCAGCGGCTAATGGAGCAGCAGCTACAAAAATCGTAACAGTGGTGTCATATTCAAAAGTATTTGGTTGGGCGTAAAATATAGCTGGTATGCTACCATCTACAAAATCTGCATCAGTTAATACATTATTATCAACATCAACTAAAGGTTCAGATACCGTTACTAAAGTGTGGGTACCATCAAACATGCTGTTAATAACATTATAATCTATGTGTTTAAGTTGAGCAGAAGTTAAACCGAAAGTCACACCAGCAATAAAGAAAACCGTGTGGTCACCCACGACTTTTAAACGATTTGAAGCATCAATACCTTCTAAGGAATATGTGTCATTGATGATGTTAGATTGACTTACCGAAACATCATTGTATCCTGTGATAGTGTCATTACCTGTTAATTGAACCCTATAATCACCACCAAACAGAGTAATGCTATTTCTAACGATGTTAACATCAGTGTTAATGTTGTCATGATAAATGTTATAAGGAATGTCAGAATAACCACCGTTATCATAAGGACTTGAAACTGAATCACTTAATGCTGGGTCAAATACTAACCAACCTGTGTCAACTAAATTATTTTTAATTCTCTTATAATAAGTAACAATTTGATTATCAGCAGGGTCTTCTTGATACCAATATATAGCACTAATAGGAACCCAACCATAATTTTGCCATTGCAATACTTGATTGCTTGTGGTGTTATACCACACGTCAAACAATGCAGGAGCTAAAGGTGCGGTAGCTTGTTCTGGTAATGGTGGCTCTGTTAGAGAATCAATCGTACCAAAATCAACAGTGTCATAAGCATTCCTAGCTGAATTTTCCCAGTTATACGTGTGAATCTTATCTTCAAATTCTAGACTAAATTCAAAATCAATTTCTTCCTTCATGCTTACAAATAAAGATTCACCGCTAGTCTTACCACTCGTACAATAAAACGGGTCATCATAGCCAATGTATTGAATCAGAACATGGAAAGTTGAAGAAGGATTGAATGCTGGGAATGAAGCAATATCATTTACGATAGGAATAATGGTGTTGGCACCATCAAAGTAAACAGTATTTTCATATACTATGTCACCAAAAATATCAGTAATTTGGTTTGTAACTATTTGTAAAGAGGCAACAGTTTCCGAAAATTCAATATAACCAACAACATCAGTGTTTGGTAATGGTTGTGTTACAGGGAATGTAATAGTGGTTTCAGTGCCATTGTATGTAGAAGTAAGAACTTGAAAAGAATGTCTATCTGTATTATAAACAGGTATGAATTGGTCACTGAGAATTGTTATCGTATCTCCACCAGCTACTTGTGAAGTTATATCACCTAAAACTGTGATGGTGTTAACATCAGGAACCGTGTCAATCAACAAGTATTCGCTTAACGCATTATCAATCAGAGAAACATTATTGGTATCTTTAAATTTAATCGTGTGGTCACCAACAATTACTAGTTGGCTATTCAGTAAATCTACACTAATAACAAGTTCAACAAAAGAATCGTAGAATTCACCATAACCACCTAAACATTCAATGCCATCTAACGGGTGAACATTGGTTGATAGCATACCGCCACCATAACCACAATGGTCTATAACACTATTCACAACTTTACCACCACTAATATCACTCGCAAAAATACCGCGAACTGTTATAGTAGTTTCCTGTGTTAAAATGTCAAAGGTGATGTCATCGACAAAGTAATAACCGTTATTGTCAAAAGAAAAAACTATTTGAATGCGTTGACCAAGGTTAATAAGATTCGTAGCATCACCGTCAACGGTAAGAATGCCAGCAGTAGAAATTCCAGTAATAGAATATTCAAACAACGTATTAAGGTCAGGAAATCCCAAATTAAAGCAAAAGGTTATGCTATCATTGATGGTGGCTTGAATATAATCCGTGTGGATATATTCAACCAACACTTCCATTATTTTCGTGTGGTATGGTTTTACCTCTAACGTATAATCAATTAGACTTTGAACAGGGTCAAGGGTTTTAGGCACTAACGCCATATCATAGTCTCCAAAATGTGTTATAATAAATATATTTATAAT